TTGGCCGGTACTAGTAATGAGATATTTTTCCACTGGGTCCGTACCAACCGGAGGGATAAATGGTCCGATACTCGAACCAAGAATTTTGAGCTGATAAGTCCCAACCAATTGTGGATTTATCAATGTCGAATCCATTAAAACGCCACCGGCTGCTTCTTGAATGGATATGGTTCTACCAGGATCGAATGCCTGTTGGATATCGATGTTGATTTCCTTGACATATGGATTGAACACAGTCGCAAAGGCAGTACTTATATTCTGAATCGCAGCACTGTCGTCTATGATTTGATTTCTGTAAACAACAGCACTAGAGAATAACTCTGTGGTGGAAAGAAGTCTCCATTTATATTTAATACATTGTGGTGGACCAGTATCTGGAATACTTGTATTTAAGTTATTCCAAATAAATAATAACTCATGATTATCTCCATCATTGAGAACCGTTAACATAGTACCGTCAGGATGTGGTCCTGGTGGTATAGCACCACAGTCGGAAACGGTTATTATGGCTGGTACATCACCACTGAGCACGGTTTCCCACTGGAAGTTAACGTAAGCCTCTAGGCGGTTCAGATCATCGTTATAGCGTATATGGCCTGGGAACGGACCAGTAGCGCCGGACGGACGCTCTGCGGTGGTTCCACTAGGCAATACAAGACCTTCTTCACCAGGAACTCGGTAGGGGAGTTCTCCCCAGACGTTATTTAACCAGTAGTTATTCTTATTAGTAGCCATACCACTTATTTACCAGATTACACCGCTGGCTCTGATGGCCAGACAACCGTGCTGTAATCCGGATAAGTTGCCGGAAGATCACGCAATGATTGACGGTAGGTAGCCCACTCGGTCTTTTTGGCGGCAACCAGTGGAGAGTCAGCAAGCTGAGTCCAGTCGCATACAGCCAGTTTGTTATCACGTTCTCGGCGACCTTCGTTATCCCAGTCAGCCACGTAAACGTCGGCAGGATCAGGCGTGTTGCCATCGGTGAGCCATTCCTGGTATTCTACCCAGTGGCGGTTATCCGTTGAATCTGGGATATTAGCACCGGTCTCGGTGTCCAAAACACCATTTTCTTGAAGTTTATATTTTGACATAATTTATTCCTTTATTGGGTCGGGAGTATCTTAGTATTTATTTAGATTATGTGTTTGTATTCGCTATAGTTCTGCGTCTGCTGCCCAATCAAAATTCATTCGGGATACACCAACCGTGGTTCTTCCGGGATTCATAGATGTAGAGAAACTGCTGACATTCTCTGCTATTACGGTTAAAGTTCCATCACCAACTGAACTTACCAAGTTAGAAGATGTTAGTGAAGGTGTTGACCGTTTTGTTGTTACGAAACTATGGGATACACGGTCGCCTGTACCAGCCAAAGCAACATAAGATAAATGCCACTCTTTTGTTCCTACTTCATAATATCTCTGACACAACGCTAACTCTTCACCAAAAGAACGATACTCAAAGTCAGTTGCTTCTGATCCAACTTCCAGCTGAACATTGGTAATCCAGAAGTTGTTCGCAACATTGTCCATAACATTGACTTGATTTGAACTACCTACAAAGTTACCAGCCGTCCACGCATCTACTGTACCCTGGAAAATGGTTCCAGTTGCCACACTGAAAAATATATCCATTCCCAGGTTATTGTCTTTTAACCAAGTGCCAGATGTATCCATATCAATGGTGATTGTTTTGTATTCCCAAGTGTTCGCAGCATCAACCGTATACTCAAATACATATGAGCGGTTAGCAGCAGCGTTGCGGAATGAACCAGAATGTATTCCCGTCTTGGCTGATGCCACCCGGAATGATAGTGTCACAGTCTTGGCGTCAGTTGTGCCAATATTCAAGTGCTGTATATCCTGTGCTTCTATTGGATACCGAATACCATATACCTCGCCTGCTGCTATTGAGGCATCAGATGTTGTTACATCGACTTTCAATGCGTAACCGTGCCTACCAACTCCCGACGGGGTGGCTGCGTCTTGTGATACTGTAACAACACCGGCTCCTATCTGAACCCAGGTAAATCTATCCGCAGTGAAAAACCCTGTGGAGGCACCAGCGAAGACTGTACCTCGCTGCCATATTCTCATATCACCATTGATTATGATGTTTCGTCGTTTCGGTTGGTAGTGTCCAAATCGAGCAGCGTCTTGTGTAATACTCATTAAATAGTTTCCTTATAGTTCCGAGTCCGCAGTCCAGTGGTTACGACGCTTGGGGTCTGTTGGACTAGACAGAGTATAGTTCTGTGTATAACCCGACTGACCAATGTCTTGTGCGAATGTCCCAGCACTCACTGTCCGCTCGGCGGTGATATCAGATATTCTATTCGCAGTTCCTGCGTGTCCGTATGTCGTGATAGTCGCTGCGGATGCTCTCTTCGTAGTGCGGAATGGAACGAAGTTATAGGTGATGCCCGTTGTTATGCCTGTTCCAGTTTCCCTGGCGTGTATGCCAGTATTAGTTGCTGTGCCTGGGTTAGTAGCAATATCATATGACTTCTCAAAATACCTCTGACACTTGGCGATTTCTTCTGCCATATTATCGGGTTCAAACTCTGTTGCGACAGAACCAATCTCAATCTTTGGAGCAGCAAAGTGCATGAAGTTTGTAAGAGTATCCATAGCATTAACCTGGTTTGAGGTTGCCCAAAAGTTTCCTGCCTGCCAAGTGTTAGCAGTTCCGTGACCACCGGAACCAGTAGCGTATGTCCAACGCAAGTTGAGCCCGACAGTATTATCAACAGCCCAAGTGCCTGTTGTGTCAAGCGGTATTGTAATCACATTCTTCTGCCAAGTTCCCCCAACTGCCTGTGTATATTCTGCGATATAACTTCTGTTCAGTGCTGCGTTACGAACCGAGAAACAATAAACACCAGTCTTTGTGTGAGCAGTGTAGAAAGAAACCGTGATGGTTTTGGCTGCCGTGGTTCCACAGCGAAGTACGTTCGCATCATACCCTTCCATCTTATAGCTCAAACCAACAACTTCGGTTCCTGTCAATCCAGGGTCTATTGTTGTTACATCATAACGGATGTGGTTCTTTGCTGGGATGTCCGAAGCACCATTTGTAATCAGTGCCACATCTATAGCCGAAGCACCACTTAGTAACACTTGCCATCTGTCACAAGCAAACTGCCCATCCCCCGCCGATGTGAAAGATGTGCCACGCTGGGCGACACGGAAGCCCGGATTGATAAACATATTCTTACGAGGGGCGGTAATAGCAGCGAACTGATCATCCGCTTCTGCCTTCGTGTAAGTATTCGCAATATCAAATGCGCCGAAGCCAATGAAGTTCAATAGGTCGCCTGTGGTTGCGCCGATGTCCAGGACAACTGACGAACCATTGGTTGCTGTGTAATCATCAGGATCAAGCAGACTACCGTTCTGGAACACCATCAAGAACCCTGATGTGTAGGATAGTGTCTTCCCGTTATCGTCTGTGCCGGAGAAGGTTGTCTGACCAGAAGTTGCTGTCCACTCAGTGATGTTGGCTGTTGAACTACCAAGACCTGAATAGTTGGCAAGTTTGAGAGGAGTTACTATTCTGTTATCATCAGTACCAGCATCGGTTTCTGCCTGGGTGGCAAGTTCGGCGATGCCTTCAGAAGTTTCGGTAGCTGAAGAGATCGGCGGTATCCATGACATCACACCAGAACCGTTGGTTGATAGGATGTATCCACTAGCGCCATCTTCGGGGAGGGTATATGTTACACTAGTAGTAACGCCATTATCAGCAACCTTTAATCCGATGTATTGGCTTCCCAGATTATTACTCTCATGAATTCTAAGATTAGCAGCGGTAGATGCATTAGCACCAAGTAATCTAACATACCCAGCAGAACTGGGACCGTCTCCTGGACGAATGGAAATAATGCCAGAGTTTCCTGAAGCACTATCGCCAGCAAATATATTAATATCACCACCACCACCACTTGTGGCAGTACCACCAAGAATATTAATAACACCTGCTTCTGATAAATTAGCAGTAGCGTCTCCGGACGTTAAAGTAATTCCACCACCATAAGAACCGGTGCCCGACGTAATATTAATAGCACCACCA